GATTTATGAAGGCAATTCAGAACATAAAGTTTACATTGACTATCTTGCAACAAGAGGCATGACTCATAATGATTATCCTTTCTTAGTCACGCCTAAAGAAGAAGGTAGAAATTCACAACGATTGATTATACCTTACACATATGAAAACAAAGTTGTAGGTAGTACAAGTAGATACTTAGACAATAGAGTGCCTAAGTTTATCAATGATCAACAGCCAGGATATGTATTTGGTATTGACTTACAAAAACCGGACTGGGAAGTCTGTTTAGTGTTTGAAGGTATCTTTGATGCAATCTCAATGAATGGTTGTGCCTTGACTCACAATACAATCAATGATAATCAAGTTGGTGTATTAAAGAAGTTGGGCAAACAAATTATTGTTGTCCCTGATCAGGATAAAACAGGGTTAGAGATATGTGATAAAGCATTAGAACTAGGCTTTGACGTGTCTCTTCCTAACTGGGAAGAAGACATTAAAGATGCAAATGATGCCGTGATAAAATATGGGAGACTTCCTACTTTACTAAGTATATTGGAAGCCGCAACTAATAGTAAAATTAAAATAGAAGTTATGAGGAATAAAATTGCTAAAAGAATTTAACGCAGAGGTGCAAGAATTGTTCTTGCGAATGATGGTAACAAACGCAGAGTTGTTTGTTAGGGTCACTAATATTTTCAATGCAAAAAACTTTGATAGAAGATTAAGACCTGTTGCAGAGTTTATGAGAGAGCATTCAGATTCTTATAAGATTCTTCCTGACTCAACACAAATCAAAGCAACAACAGGTGTTGCTATAGATACAGTTCCTGACTTAGATGAAGGACACTATGAATGGTTTATGACTGAGTTTGAGGCATTTACTCGTAGACAAGAACTAGAACGAGCAATCATGGCATCAGCAGATTTACTAGAGAAAGGTGATTATGATCCTGTCGAAAAGTTAATCAAAGATGCAGTACAAATATCATTGTTAAGAGATATGGGTGTTGATTATTTTGATGATCCTCGGGCTCGTTTGATGCATCTAAAAACAAGCAATGGGCAATCGTCTACAGGATGGCCTGTACTTGATCAGAAACTTTATGGTGGATTTAATCGTGGAGAACTACAAATCTTTGCAGGTGGATCAGGTTCTGGTAAGTCATTGTTCATGCAAAATCTTTCAGTAAATTGGATTCTTGCTGGTCTTTCTGGTATCTATATTACTTTAGAGTTGAGTGAACATTTATCAGCAATGAGAATTGATTCAATGGTTACTGATACTGGCGCAAAAGATATCTTTAAAGATTTAGATAATGTTGAAATGAAAGTGAAGATGAAGCAGAAAGCGGCTGTCAATTACGAATCAAATACATGCCTGCTCAATCTACTGTAAACGATATAAGAGCATATTGTAAAGAGTTGCAAATACAAACAGGTATGAAACTAGACTTTTTATGTGTTGACTACTTAGACTTGTTGATGCCTGTAAGTGCTAAAGTAAGTCCGAGTGACTTGTATGTTAAAGACAAGTATGTATCAGAGGAATTGCGTAACTTAGCAAAAGAATTAGATATAATCTTTGTAACTGCATCACAGTTAAACAGAAGTGCAGTAGAAGAAATAGAATTCGATCACAGTCATATCTCAGGTGGTATCAGTAAAATTAATACAGCAGATAATGTATTCGGTATCTTTACATCACGTAGTATGAGAGAACGTGGACAGTATCAGATTCAGTTAATGAAGACAAGATCAAGTTCTGGTGTAGGACAAAAAGTCGAACTAGCATTTGATGTTGAAACATTGCGTATTACAGACCCTGGCACTGCAACAGTATCAGGTACTGCAACAGATGCTCCTCAACAATCAGCACAATCGATCATGGACAAGTTTAAAACTAGTTCTAGTGTTGGAGCAACAGATCAAATTGTTCAGGCTCAAGTTGATCCTGCAAATAAAAAGGTTGTTGCAGACGTTCAAGGTTCTAAACTAAAATCATTATTAAACAACCTCAAAGACACACACTAAAGAATTTAGTCTTAATTGGCTAACGTAGACTAAATACTATACACGGATTTAAGAGAATCACTATGCAAAAGAAAACCAGAAGTTTATTAGAAGAACTCGAATCGATTGGGCAAAACCGCGATGTACCCCACATTGTAGAGTCACGTGGAAATCATATTATTTCCAGTGCATTGAATCTCATTGAATACATTCAACGAAATTACAGCGATGATCAAGCACAATTGCTAGAAAAGAAATTATTGAGTTCTATTCGTGGTAGAGATAATAGTCGATTTACAAAAACTATTAAAAAGATTTAGGAACATACATGTTAAGTAATGATATCATAACTGAAAAAAGCCCTGAAGAAGGAAATAATGGCGGTCGTCAACGTGAAAAATCAAAATTTAAACTTAGAGGAAAAAATTCTAAGTCACAATTAGCAAGAGGCTATTTTGTAGAAGATATGATGAATAAAATCTATGATTTAGTAAAAGGCCAGTTAGATTCAGATTTTTCATATCTCGCAAAACCTGGTCAGTCTCCAGGAGAAGATCAAATGACATTAGAAGATTACATGACTAATTGGTATGGTGAGTATACAAGAGGTTTAGCAATAGGTCAAAAATTAAAATCATATTCAAATCGAATATTTAAAGTTATGCAAGAACAATGGGATAATGGTACTTATAAAGAATCTCTAATACGTGATTTGGCTAATGCGACATGGCTGGCTACACAAGCACCAGAAGGCTTAGATGAACCAACAATACCTACACCTAAAGAAGATGAGCCTACTAACCAAGGTCAATCAGATTTTGAAAAAGAACCTGCACCTGCAGGAGATGGTGAAAAAGCCAGTGATCTCGTGGGGGCCGCACAGGGGAAATCTCGTGGGTTAGACTTCACCGAATCTAAAACTCAATCAGCACTAAGAGCAGAAAAAATACCAGCATTGAAAACGAGGTAATAGTGAGTACTCTTACTGAAGTTATCGCTAAGTCATTACGACAACTAGAAAAAATCAACATAGTCGAAGCGGCAGGTCATATGGATCATCCAGAAGACTTGGTGTTTTTAGATGATGAGAACGGTGCAAGACATGCACTGAAACAAATAGAAGCAACAATTCAATCCCCAAATAATATTACAATTAAATGGGATGGTTATCCTGCATTAATCTTTGGTCGTGACCTTGAAGGTAGATTTTCTATCATGGACAAACATATGTTCAATAAGAAAGATGGTAGCGGCAGACTAGTGTACTCTCCACAAGAATTTCAAGCATATGATAAGGCTCGTGGCGTAAACAGAGGTGATTTGTATCGTATTATTGATACTGTATGGCCTGGACTAGAAAAATCAGACAGAGGGTCTACTGGTTATTATTGGGGAGACTTGTTATTCAGTCAACCATTACAAGACAAAGATGGTCTTTACAGTTTTAAAGCAAACCCTGGAGGAATTTCTTACACAGTTGATGTCGATAGTGAAGCAGGACATTTGCTCAAAGGCAAACAAGCAGGGATTGCTGTACATCAATTTATTCCAGCAAATGCTATGACAACAAATGAAGCATCATCACTCGATGGTTCTATTGGTAATTTGAAAAACAATTCAGAAGTAGCAATAGTGCCTAGTAAGATGCCAGTTACTCCTCAACTAAAAATTAATAAAGAACTCAAACAGCAAGTAGAAAAAGTTATTAATCAATATGGTCCTGCTGTTAAAGGATTGTTTAGTACTGCACCTCAAGCAAGAAATTCATTCAATCAATTGTTTACTGTATATGTTAACAAGAAAATTGTATCTGGCAACTTAAGAAACTTATACAAAGATTTTATTGAATTCGTAGAGAATAGAAAAATGACAGACTCTATGAGAGAGAAAATATCTGTTCATCTAAACGCACATAAACAAGGTGTGTTAGGCGCATTTAAAATATGGATTGCTCTATACAATCTAAAACAAGACGTTGTTGATCAACTAGACAACGCCGCAAAGTCAAGTCCTATCAAAGGATATTTAGATGATGGCACTGAAACACAAGAAGGTTTTGTTGCAAATGATCTTAAATTTGTCAATAGAATGGGCTTTGCCCGTCAAAATCTACAAGCAAGAAGTTAATCCAAACACCCAATTTTTTTACATCCGGCATAAATACTTGTATGAATCTCAATGGTTGAGATTCAAAATAATATAAAGTGCATGGAACGTGTACTTTCAAAACAAAAGGAAATAGAAAAATGGCACAATTTACAAAAGCAAACAGTGACTTTCAACCAGTCTTTCACCAAGATGCAGATTCATACACTAATGGTGGTTTAAATGCATACACATCTGGCAAAGCAGTAAACGTACAAGGTCCTAAACTTCAGTTCGGTATCGTAACTTTCACAGGAGAAGCATCAGCAACTCTACCTGGCGCTGACTTGAAAAAAGCAGTAGACACTATTCAAACTAGATCAACAATTGCGATCTATGAAATGGATACTTCAGGCGGATCAGGTGCAAACGTATTAAACCTAGCATTATTCCCAACAATGGGATGGGACTTCACCAACGCAGGTGACTTAGATGCGGCTTTAACAGCGGCTCTAGGATATGCAGTTACTACTTCTGCTACAGGCGTAACATTCACATCTGACTAAGTTTTAGTTAGTTACAGAATTAAAAAGCAGACTTCGGTCTGCTTTTTTTTGGCTGGCAGTTGAGGTCACTAAATATGTATGTAATTCAAACATTTAATAGGAAATTATGAATATAATAAATCATTTCATGGATAGCATGAAAACTGTTCTAGTAACAAAATGGAACGACTTTAACAGCAGAAGTGCTAGACCAGAGTATTGGTACTTTTGTTTATACGCAACACTTGTAGCACTAGTATGTATGGCAACGGATTACTTTTTAATTGGATATACATTCTTTAGTATGGCTGAACCGTTTGGTGAAACTACAGATAGTGGAGTATTAACAGCAATATGGATACTTGTAACATTTATACAGAGTTTGGCTCTTACCGCAAGAAGATTACATGACAGAGGTCATAGTGGTTGGTGGCAGATAATGTTTATAGTACCAGTACTAAACTTTATAGTAATATATTGGTTAGTGAGAAGTGCAAAAGATACACCTAAGTACTTAAAGTACAAAAACCCTTACGGTAAATTACCTAAGTAAGTTTAGCAAAACTTTACAGCCTCTTTTATTAGAGGCTTTTTTTTGGCTACTAAATAGTTACATGAGTCAAAGAATTGCATGTTATACCTTATTCGATATTACTAACACGAATGTGTTAAATCGATCCAAGCCAATTGGGGATAACACTGATCTTTGGAGACAACAACGAAACTCTCAAGCAAATTTTGACACGATCTTACAATGTATCTCGTTACGAGGTACCCCTGACATTTTAACCTATCCTTATAAAGTAGAATTTGGAATTGATGACACTGATTTTGGTTTTTTATTAGAAAACAACAAAGAATTTGATGATTTTTGGTATTGGAGATTTGAATTTCATGTTCAGCACACTGGCGTTTATGATAACGGAACAGAACCATATGGACTTCTGGCATATGATTGCCATGAAATACCTATGCTAACATGCAATACAGAATATTCCGATCAGTTGCCTAAATTTTTAGACACCACACCAGAATTACGTAATATATACTTTGAGGGAGTAAAATGAAAAAAGAAGATAGAGAAAAAATCAGTCACTTATTTAAACAAGAAATGTTGTCTGGACTAAGACATCATTATATTAAAAAGGATTCATCTGGTATTAGTGTGTTTGGCAACTATCACATCACTAAAACAATGGATGGTTGCTATCGTGTAAAACAACGTTCTTGGATGGAGAATAGAGATTTTATTTCTGTTAAGACTGCAATGTCATATTGTGTGCTCCATAATAGTCAAAGAACTGATTCGGCTGTAAAACTATATCAATTAGATTGCAAACTAAGTAGTATTAACTTAGATATAAAAATTCACACTAAAGGATACAAATCTAAAAAGAACAGTTTAGACCTGAGACTAATACAATTGACAAAATTAGAAGAAGACTACCTGAAGAAAAAACAAATTCTTTTAGAAATAGAAAAACACATAAATACTTCTAAGAATGAACAAACAAAGATTTTTGAAACGTACAAGAAAACCCGTTACAAAAATATCAAAAATTCTACACCAGAAGATAAATACATATACTCAAGTACAGATTACTAGGAACTGATTATGAAACTAAATGATTTAAACACGCAAAAACACGCAGTTAAGGCGTTAAAAGAGAATTTTGAGGTTGATCTTAAAATAGACGGTCTTAATAAAATTCAAACTCAAACTATGCATAACAAAGTAAAAGGTTTGATTGCAGAAGCAAGAGAAGCAAAGACTTTTGGTGCAGAATATCCTTCATACATGAAACTAGTATTTGTCGAACAAGCACTTAGAGATCATTATAAAGTAGCTCCAGAAGCACCAAAATCAGCAATCATCACTGAAAACGAAGAAGTTAACAGATCACAAGTTATCTTAGCCGCACAGGACATGGTTGACTCTATACAAAAGATGTTAGAAGAAATCTCTGACATGATGGTCAAAGAGATGCCGGCATTAGTTGACTCTGTTCAAACAGAAATCGGTGTTAACGAAGCACAAGCATTTGATCAAACAGCAGGACAAGCACTTGCAGAATTGAATCAGTGTTTAGTATCAGTCAAAGGACAACTTGATCAAG